CGGAAGAGCTTGGCTATCCAGGCCCCTAAGCTCCTACTAGAGGAGACTAAGCATGCTCAGTGCAAAGGGAGCAATCTCCTTCACAACATTGTAAAACATCCCAAAGCCGGTTCCATCGTCATTTTCGCCATGACTAGGGCTCACCGAATCAGGTGATGAAGCAATAACTCGAGAAGCAACAGGCTGCGCAATAGGCATCTCTTGAACCCAAGTTTCAACAAGATCAACTTCAGTAGCGTCCTGAGGGGACGGTGCCGCATCTACTACATTCAGAGTATTAAACGTCGGAACAAACTCGTAATTCACAACCACCGTAAAACGGAACGTCACGTCCGGTTCAGCGACGACAATACATCCCAACTGCCAAGGAGGGATATCTTCATCAGTCTGAATCGAATTGTGCATATCAGTCGCTATCGTTGAGAAGAATGATTTGAAAGAAACATCTTCACGCATAATGGGAAACCATCTAGATAAACCTGCTGATTGACTTAACGCAGACATAGTCATGATAACGGACTTGTAATAGTTCGTATAATCTGAATAATTAGGAGAATTGTCCGAGCTAAAAGCTCGAGCAAACATACAAAGCTCCCCCGCGTTATTAGCGAGAGAAGCTTCAGGCTGCACATACAAGGCGGCTGAAACCACCCTGTGTGCATTAGTAATAGACTGCAATTCAGCAATCCCATCAAAGGGAGTACCAACATTCGCAGTCCACACTCCTGTTGGAGTATTAGTCGACCCCCATGATATAGTTATCGCGGTGGCGGCTGGATCCACAGTTTGTATGTTCTGGCCATCAACAAGTTGACCAGCTCCGAGAGAGACCGAGTTGACATACGGACATATAACCCGTAAACCACAAACGCCATTAGCATTTGTCTCGGCCGTGTATCTCTGTACGACTTGGCACGTTCCTGTTTCAACTCCAGTTTCATCTGGAATTTTACAATCGGCACCATGAAGAGGATCTAAGATCGAAGTAAACCACGGGGATTTCTTCTTCAATCTATTGTTCATCACTTTCGACGGATCACCTTTCATCTTAGGCATTTTAACTTTGGTCGTTAATGCTTTGGTATTAGGTTGATTCGGGATGACTGGCTTTACTCCCTTGGCCAAAGGGCCGTTCCTAGGAACGGGGGCTAATTGTGCTTTAGAATTTACAGTGGGGACTGTGCTTCCGGTAGAATCCAATGCCTTCTTCCCAACGATACCATTAGGTCTCTTGAGAGGCGGGGCTTTTTGGCCTTGAGCAGGGGACGAGGGGATAGAGTTCTCTTTCTTCCCGCCCCCGGCTCGTTTCTTACCTGGCTGTCCTTTTCCTCCATTTCTTTGCATAATTTCGTTAAGCCCGGATAACTTCGGCTCCCGGACGGTTTAACCGCCCAACAGCCTGGGGAAGGTCTGTCCCCAGGACCCCATGCAGCTACCCCTGCATGGGGTTAAAAGATTTACCAATAATCGGTTTCCACCAGGCGTGACCATGCCTGGTGACAAAGAATACAAGGGAAAGGTGAGCTACGAATCTCATCCTCCATCTGCTGTATTTCATT